ATCTGGGCCCGATTGTGAGCGCGTCGCTGGCGCTGTGGGGGTTCAACAAGTTCGGCCGGGGACGGCTGGCACCGTATGACCTGCTGAGGAGCGTTGGATGACCGCAGTGCTGGACCGGGTGCCGGTTGATGAGATCACCGAGCAGGCTAAGCAGGTTAAGTTCGGCCGCGCGGTCCTCACCTTGATCGCGGCGGTCCTGTTCGGGATCGGCTGGGTGACGTCGCGGGCGTTCGCGGTGTTGTGGCTGGCGTTCGCGTGGTCGTGGACGGCGGTGCGGGTGGGGTGGGAGGCCGAGCACGGCCCGTCGCGGGGCCGGCAGATCACGAGCCTGACGGCGGAGCGGGATCACTGGCGCGACGCGGCCAAGCGCCTGGGTGCGTGACGTTGTGGGTGTTCTTGACCGGGTGAACGCGGCGCGGGCGGAGTCGCGGGCGATCGGCGGGGTGCCGTGGCGCCCGTGGGATGACCCGTACGTAAGGTTTGATGTGGGCGGCCCGCTGCACCCGTCGCGTCAGTACAGTGCGGGCGGCATCGACGGCGCGCTGCGGTTGCAGCCGGTGTATTCGTGTGTGCGGGTGCTGGCTGAGGGCGTGGCGCAGTTGCCGTGGGAGCAGTTCCGCGACGCCGGTGACCAGCAGGTGAAGATGCCCCTGGGGCAGTTGCTGTCGAAGCCGTCGGCGTTCCTGAACAAGTTCGACTGGAAGTACCAGTACGTTTCGTCGGCGGCGCTGGACGGGACGGCGTTCGGGCTGATCACCCAAACCGACGGGTATGGATTCCCGACCACTGTCGAATGGCTGCCGCCGGAGCTGATGGCGGTGCAGGACTCTTCCCCGTTCAACCCGGCGAAGACCCGGTTCTACTACGCCGGGAAGACGGTGCCGCGGGAGCAGTTGCTGCTGGTGCGGGCGTTCACGGTCCCCGGGCAGACGCGGGGGGTGTCGGTGATCCGCCACTTCCAGATGCTGATCGAGTCCGGCATGGACGCCCTGGCGTACGGCGCGGGGTGGTACAAGTCCGGCGGTGCGCCGCCGGGGGTGTTCAAGAACGCCGAATATGAGGTGGAGGAAGAGCAGTCGAACGTGATCCGGCGGAAGCTGGTGGCGGTGCAGCGCAACCGGGAGCCGCTGGTGCTGGGCCGGGACTGGGAGTACACGCCGATCGTGGTGCCGCCGGATGAGGCGCAGTTCCTGAATGCGATGCAGATGAACGCGACGCAGATCGCGGCGATCTACGGGGTGCCCGCGCACAAGGTCGGCGGGGCGACGTCCACGGGTGACATGCGGTACTCGAACGTGGAATCGGAGCAGATCGGTTTCATCCAGGATTCCCTGGACCCGTGGCTGGTGCGGCTGGAGGAGGCGCTGGCGGAGTACCTGCCGGCGTCGCAGTACATGCAGTTCAACCGGGACGCCAGGTTGCGGATGACGCCGGAAACCAGGTGGAACGTGTACCGGACGGCGCGGGATGTCGGGGTGATGACGCAGAACGACGTGGCCCGGGCGGAGGGCCTGCCGCTGGTGAGCAGCGCGGTCGGGGATGACCCGTTGCCGTTGCAGGTGCTGGTGGCGATGGCGCGGGGGATCAAGGAGATCCCGAAGTCGTTCGAGAACCTTGTCACCGAAAGCCCGGCGGACACGCTGGCCAGGGAGCAGGCGCTCACCCTGGCGAAGGAGGCGCAGGTGGCGCAGCCGCCGCCGCCGATCTACCCCACGACGCAGGCCCCGGCCGCGAGCAACGGGCAGGCGTCCCCTAACGGTAAGCAGCCGGTAAACCAAGGAAACGGAAACGGGCATGGCTGACAGCAGCAGCAGCAAGAAGCCGTACGGCAACGTCACCTATGCCGACCCCAAGAACGGCAAGTACCCCATCGACACCGAAGAGCACATCCGGGCGGCGTGGGCGTACATCAACATGCCGAAGAACGCCTCGCAGTACCCGATGAACGGTGTCACCCTGTCCGAGGTGAAGGACCGCATCCGGGCCGCGATGAAGAAACTCGGCGCGGACGTGGCCAGTGACAACGGCGGCCGGTCGCACGGCGGGGAGACGGAGCGGCGGTTCACCCCCGGCGTGATCGAGGTCCGCACGGCGGCGGACGGGCAGCGGATCGGCGGGTACGGGGCGGTGTTCGACGTGCTGTCCCGCAACCTCGGCGGGTTCGTGGAGAAGGTGGGCACCGGGGCGTTCAACCGGTCCCGGGCGGACAGCTGGCCGAACGTCGTCTGCCGGTACAACCACGACCCGAACATGGTCCTGGGCACGTCCGCCAGCGGGTACCTGCAGCTGTCCACCGACGGGGTCGGCCTGGACTACTCGGTGCTGCCGCCGCAGTCCCGCGCGGACATCCTGGAGCTGGTGGAGCGCCGTGACATCCGGTTCTCCTCGTTCGCGTTCCGCTGCGCGGCCGGCGGCGACGAGTGGTCCACGACGGACCAGAACTACCCGATGCGGGTCTTGCACGATGTGGAGCTGGTGGACGTGGCGCCGGTGCTGGACCCGGCGTACCCGGACGCGACCGCGGGGCTGCGGTCGCTGGCGGCGGCGATGTCCGCGCCGCTGGAGGAGGTCCGGTCGATGGCCGCGGCGGATGAGCTGCGCCGGTTCTTCGCCCGCACCGACCGGCCGTCGTACCAGCCGAAGGTCACCGGCGCGGCGGCGATGATGAAGCTGATGGAGAAGCGGTTCGGCCCCCCGCTGGACTGACTTCCCCGCAGGACAACTGAATAGCGGTTTCAGGCAACGCAACCGAGGCCGCGCACGGCAACCATTCACCCACCCCTTGGAAGGGAGCAGCCGCCGTGGCAAGCGAGGTTGCGAAGCGCCTGCAGGACCGCAGGCAGTCGTTGTGGGCCGAGGCCCGCAAGTACGTGGAGGACGCGGCCACCGAGAACCGTGACATGACCCCGGAGGAGCAGGGGACGTGGGAGCGGCTCATGGAGGAGATGGACCGCGTCGACGGGCAGCTCGAGGGCGTCCTGACCGCGGAACGGCGCCAGTCCGACACGGACAAGGCGTTCGACGCGATCGGCCGCCGCCCCGCCGAGTACCGCCGCGGCACCGACGGGTACTCCCACCCGGCGGATTCCGACGGGCGGGACATCAACGCGGAGATCCGCGCGCTGATCCGCGGCGCGCAGGGCGCAGCCCGGTCGCTGGAGGTGAAGCACCAGGGCGGCACGTTCGGCATGGAAGAAGTCCGTACCCTGCTGTCGAACTCCGGCACCGGCACCGGCGTGGTCCCGACGGACTTCTACGACCGCCTGATCGCCTACCTGATCGAAGTGTCGGGCATCATGCAGGCCGGGCCGACAGTGCTGAACACCAGCGGCGGCGAGACGCTGCAGATCCCGAAGGCGACCGCGCACGTGTCCGGTGCGGTATTTGGCCAGGGCGCGCAGATCACCTCGGGTGACCCGACGTTCGCGCAGACGACCCTGTCGGCGTACAAGTACGGCCGCACCATCTACGTGGCACGCGAGCTGATCGACGACAACTCCGTGGACCTGCTGGGTTACCTGGCGATGCAGGCCGGCCGCGCGGTGGGGAACGCGTTCGGGTCGGACCTGATCCTCGGCGCGGGCAGCACCGTCCCCTCCGGGCTGACGTTCGCCACCTCCGCCAGCCCGGGCGTGACGGGCCCGACGACCGCCACCGGCCCGACCGGGGTCAACTGGGTCACCGGCGGCCCCACGTACGCGAACCTGGTGGACATGGAGTACTCGGTGATCGCCCCGTACCGCCAGTCCAGGTCGTGCTATTGGATGTGCGCGGACAAAACAGTGGCTGTTTTGCGGAAGCTCACCGACACGGTCGGGCGGCCGGTGTGGGAACCGTCCACGGTCCTCGGGTCGCCGGACCTGCTCCTGGGAAAGCCCTTGGTGGCCGACCCGTACGTCCAGTCGGTCGCCACCGGGAACTTCTCCCTGTTCTTCGGCGACTTCGCCCAGTTCTTCGTCCGATTGGTGGGCGGGATACGGTTCGAGCGGTCCGACGACTTCAAGTTCGACACGGACCTGATCAGCTTCCGCTGCCTGCTCCGCGGCGACGGAACCCTCGTCGATACCACGGCGGTCAAGGCGTTCAAGGGCGGCTGACCCCCAACGCTGGCGCGCGCCCCGGGTTCATGGGTGCGCGGGGCGCGCGCCAGGCAAGCTAACCCTGTTCCAGTGGAAGGGATAACCCGATGGCGAACCTGCCTCCGCATCAGACGCCCGATGGTGGCGGTAGCGACGAGAGCCAGTCGCCGCCGCAGGCCGCGACCGGCGTGAAGATCGCCGGCCTGGACCCGACGCTGGAACCGGGGAACTACGCGGATTCCCTGTTCGGCGTCGCGCTCCCGCAGGGCACCGGTGCCCCCGGCGGCCCCGGCGCGGCGAACCAGCCCGACCCGACGCTGGAGGACGGGCAGAACTACGAGGGGATCTCCGGCCTCACCCCGGCGCAGACCGCGGACACCGGCTCCCCTGGCAGTATGGGCGCGCAGAACCTGCCGGGCGGCGCTGACACGATCACGTACACGCGGCCGGGGTCGGCGATCTCGGGGACGAACAAGACCGACACCGTGCAGGACAACATTTCCGGTCATAACGACTGGACGCAGGCGATCGACGGGTCGTACGGCGGCGGCCCGCAGCTGCCCGGTATCGCGGGGAACATGCCCGACGGCACCGGCGCCGGGGGCGGCCGGGTGCTGCGCGGCGGCCGGGCGGTGCAGCCGTAATGCAGGACCTGTCCGGGCTGCCCCTGGCGAAGACGTCGTTGTGGGTGTCGTCGATGTCCGGCGGGAACACCACGTCGTCGAATGAGAACGCGATGTCGGCGCCGGGGTCGGTGCCGGTGGACCCGATGCCCACCGCGAAAGAGGCGGCGGACCCGGCGGTGGGGCCGATGGAGGATGTGGCGGTCGGCTCCCCGCCGCGGCGCATCGACACCTCGTATTCGCCGTCGCCGGTGTCGTGGAAGGGGACCCCCAGTGCCTGACGCACCGGACCCGATCGTCAGCCCCCCGGGGCGTGACTGGCAGCCGTATGACACCTCCGACGGGTCCGGCGATGCCGGCGGCTGGGCGAAAGTCGCCGACGACGTCCCCGGCGGGTCGGAAGCCCTGTTCCGCACGGACTACGGCGACCCCGGCGGCGGCCCTTGGCAGCAAACCTGATCCCCCTGTTCCGGGTGCACATGCCCCCGGAGGAGGAACTCCTGCCCGCGCTGCGGGATGTCCTGTACAGCGGGCAGGTGGGGCAGGGCCCGAAGGTCGAAGAGTTCGAGGCGGCCCTGGCGCCGGTGGCAGGGAACCGGAACGTCCTCGCCGTGAACTCGGGCACGTCGGCGCTGCAACTGGCGCTGCGCCTCGCCGGTGCCCGCGGCGGCAGCGTGGTCACCACGCCGATGACCTGCGCGGCCACCGTGCTGCCGGTCCTCGCGGAGGGCGCGCGGCCGGTGTGGGCGGACATCGACCCCGCGACGGGGAACATCGACCCGCTGGACGCCGAACGGAAACTGGCCCCGGACACGCGGGCGGTGCTAGCGGTGCACTGGGGCGGGCAGCCGTGCGACATGACCGCCCTCATGGACCTGGGTGCCCGGCACGGCATCCCGGTGATCGTCGATGCCGCGCACGCCCTCGGCGCCCAGTGGGCCGGTGAACCCGTCGGGTCACCGGCGGCGGACTTCACCTGCTTCTCCCTGCAGGCGATCAAGCACATCACCACCATCGACGGCGGCATCCTCACCACCCGGGACGCGGGAAACTACCGGCGGGGGAAACTGCTGCGCTGGTACGGCATCGACCGGGACGCCGAGCAGGCCGACGCCCGCGTCGCCGCCGACATCGGCGACTGGGGTTACAAGTTCCACATGAACGACGTCGCCGCGACGATCGGCCTCGCCCAGCTGCGCCACCTGCCGGGCATCCTGGCCGCGCACCGGGGCAACGCCGCGTTCTACGACGACGCGCTGTGCGGCCTTGTGCAGGCCGCGCCGGCGCGGCGGTACTCGGAGGGCGCGTGGTGGCTGTACACGCTGCTGTGGCGCGACGGGGGCCAGCGGGCCGCGTTCCAGGCCTTCATGCG